TGTGATTGTGCTGTAGACACAGTAACAATATTCCTTAAAATTTCACCTGTTATTACAGAATAATTTGTTTTAAAACTATGATATACTCCAGTTCCTAAACCAGTAAAAAATAGTGTTGTAGAAGATTGCACTGTACTTGCAATCCCAACAAATGTTCCAGTTGTTCCTAATCCAACTCTAACAGTTGCCAATCCAATAAGATCACCATCAATTTTTGCAACAAAAAGTTTTTGTTGATTTGTTAAAGTTGTTGCAATCCCAACACTAGTTTTTACTACAATACCACTCCCATCATTGGGGGAATATGTCAATTCATCACCAGTTTCTAAATTATGATTTCTAATGTATATTGATTTTGTTGGAATAAAAATTTGAGTTATTCCAGTTCCTGGGTTTGCCAAAAATATTGTAGTGCCAATTCCAACGCCAGAAACAGTTCCAAGGCCAATTGATTCTGTTGGATTGAAATATATTTCTTTATTTTGCTTATAATTATATGTTGTTTTAAAACCAGCATTTATTGAAAATGTTCGTGAATCTTCGTATAAAACTGTAGTTACAGTATGTGCAGTTCCTGTGGTACCATCAATTCCTCTTAATACTCTTATTCTTGATAAATGGGGTTCTACGTTTAAAATTCTTACCCTCTCACTTCCTAAACTTAAGATATCATTTTCTCTTAAGTTTGAAAGTCTTCCTGTTACATTAAAGTAAGTTACAATTCCAGTTACAGTTGCATTTTGTATTCCTGAAGATGTTGTACCAAATCCAGTTATTGAAAGTGCTCCAGTTGATCCTATGCTAACACTATATGATCCTTCTATTCTTGATGATGTAGTAGAAAGTCCAGTTATAGTGACTCTATCATTATTACTGAAATTATGTGGATTAATGCATATTATATTGTATATGCCCAAATTTTCTGAAGGCGATATTTCAACATTTGTTATACTACTTGTGGCAACACTTATGGTGTTTACTGATTTTCCTAATATTTTTGATACTTTTGCTTTAGCATTATATCCTCTAGTATTAGTTTCATCAAATACAACTACATTATTAATTTGATACTCATTTCCTCCAGTTAAAATTCCAACTCCTCCCACCTCACCGGGAAGAACAGAAGTTATTTCTGATTTTTGATTAAGTTTATTTGGAATATTGAGGTATTCATAGTTTGTAGTTCCATTTATTAAATTGTAAGGTGCAGTGTTTCTGAATAAATTTGATGCGTTCAAATCAAATTCATCTTGATTCGAATCTAATCTATAATTAAATTTGTTAGGAATTCCTTTAAAGTTATTACCAATCAAGTATGGAAATTCTGGTCTTTTATATCCTAAGAAAGGTAAACTACTATCAACAGATAAAGTATCAAATGTTGCAAAATATGCATAAGTTCCTTCTGGAAATTCTGGGGTAACACAAAATCTTCCATTATTTTCATCGAGAACAGTTTCATCACTTATGTTTTTATGAGTGTAATCCTCAACAAAAAATCCTAAAGGATAGACTGTTGGTGATGGACCATATTCTCTGGATGAATTTAACTTATAACCTGATTTCATTTGACTTGCAATACCACCAGATTTTGTGATATATCCATATGGCCCATAGATTGGATGACCATCATAAGCCCATCCAATTATTGGTGAATGATCTGTTGATAAAACTTCTACATTTGAAGATCTAGTTAAGTCTCTTTTTCCATATAAAATCTTTCCAGTTTGATCAGAAGAAAATAGTGATTCTCTAAGTTTTCTTGGTGCATATAAATGACAATATTGTAGTTGATATTTTTCATTAATCCCAGAATCAATAAATCCATCATCCCCAGTAAATGTATTGAAATATTTTTCAAAAAGATTTATTCTCCATCTTTGTATTTTTACCTTGAAGTCAGCACCAGATCCCGGAAAAATAACCACTGCAGATGTTGATTCTTGAGAATATCCAATTCCACTTTCAATTACTTTAACAGAATTTAAAAATCCATTAGTTATTACAGGAGTTATAACTGCACCAACTCCACTTCCAAATATTAATAAATTTGGTGGAGAATTATATGATTTTCCTACATTATAAACTAATACTTCAGATATTTTACCATTACTTACTATAGGAAATAACTGAGCATCTTGTCCAGATTTTAAAAATATTGAAGGAGTTCTTTCTAAATTAATTACTTCTGATGAACCATACCCGACACCTTTATTTTCTAAGTGAACAGAAATTACACTTCCTCTAAAAATAGGTTGTATCTCTGCTTCAAAAGTTTTTCCACTAATAGAAGAAATACCAATTTTACCTTTTAAAGTTACAGTTATGTCTGAATAATTAAATATATGAGTTCCTACACCAACAGAAGTTAGATTGATATATTGTTTTGTGTCGTAGTAAAAACTTTGACTAGTTGATGCAATTCCTACTAAGGAAAGTTTAAAAGTATTGTTATCAATTTTAGTTGCATAGTATTCAGAATTATTTGTAAGTCCTCCTATAGAAGTTCCTGATACTGTATATTTAATTATTTCACCTGAGTTGTAATCGTGATTGTCTATTGTTATTTGATTTGAGGACGTATTTATTCCGGAAGAATTAGTAGTTCTTTTTTTATTTTGATAATTTAATCCACTAGATACAACATTAATTGATTCGACTACAGATTTTTTATTATAGGATTTTAAACTTTGTCTACCTACACCATATGATGATAAAGTTACAGTATTAATTCCAGAAATAGCATCTGCTTGTGTTTTATGTAATTTTATAGTAGATGGACCTAAAACAGAAACAAAATATGAAGAATTTTCTACAATTCCTCCAATTTCAGTTTGAGATTGTGTTGAATATATTACTTGTTCTGCATTTCTAAATTTATGATATGTGCTAAATCCAATTGTAGATAATGAAGACCCTATACTAACTTGAGCAGAATTTGAATCCGCAAAGAAATCTGAAGAGTGCTCAATTAATTTCATATTAACTGAAGCAAGAGCCCCAGATCCGTTACCACCATTTATGCTTACTGTAGGAGTTTCTATGTAATCAAATCCAGAATCTAAAATTCTTATTTCTCTCAGTGATCCAGAAACTGCTACATAACCAGTTGCTCCAATTCCAATATTATCGGATATACTTAATATTGGTGGATTTATAATGTCGTAATTACTTCCTGGAGAAATAACTTCAATTTCATTCAATTTTCCATAATAAATTATATCGGAAGATTTATAATTTAAGATTTCAACACCGTTTACTAAAATTCCATTAAATTTTGGTTCAGTTTCATAATATTTTCCATCTAAAATTGGTTTAGAAATTTCCCTTAAAAGATTTTGAGGAAATAAAGTTTTTGAAACAAATTTATAATGTTCTAATTTATTATTAATTACTGTTGTTTCATTATCTAAAGAAATAAATTTTGAATAAAATATATCTGTTCTGCTCTTAGATAATTTTATTGTAGTTGAATTAATTCTTTTTATAAAATAAAGACCTTCATCAAAAAGAAATGAATTTATAATTTCTCTTTCTTTTATTTCAGATTCTTCAAAATAGTTTTCTATTATTTTTTGTGGAGTATAGTAAATAGCATCCCCAGTATAAAAATTATGTTCTTTTGATGAAATAGTGAATTGATCTCCAGAAAAAGTTCCAGAAAAAATTATTGATCTATCTGTTGCATCTAAAGGTTGTTCATCATAATATGGTAAAGATTGTGATGCTATTAGTATTTTTTGAGATTTGTTATTTATTTCTGACGAATCAGTGTATACATTTTGAATATTGGCAGAATAATTGGAAATATCTAAAAAAGTATTTGATTGTGCTTTTAATATTTTTCTTTTAATTGTATAATCATCTGTTAGTGATAATATTCCTTGACCTTTGATTGAAAATGATATATCAGATAAGATTTCAATAATTGAAGAATCTTTATTGATACTATCAGATCCAGTAATAAAAATTTTATCACCACGTTTGAAATAATGCTTTGTGTCTAATACTATGTTATATGAATTATTAGAAGTATCTATAACTGAGAGACTTAAGACTTTATAAGAAGAAGAAATATTATAAAACCAATTTTTTGAAACGAAATCTTCAGATTTAGATCCTAAAGTTTTTATAAGAATAGAATCCTTAGGATTTTGATAAATGCTATTTGAATATTCAATATCATTTAAAACTGAATTAATTCTAACTTTTACTAGTTCTTCTGTTTCAATAACTGAAGTTGATCCAATGTTTTCAAATGTATAATATTTACCATATGCATAAGTATTAATACTAATATTTGATCCATCTAAAATAGTTCCACTTATACCGGAACACCCATAAAATTGAGTTAAAGATTTTGATGTATATGATACGACTCCTGTAGTTTGGTCACTATAAATTACTTCTAATTCACCACTATTAGGAAACCCTACGGTAGAATCTACATCAATTATAGTAAGACTTGATTTAAATTGTCCAATAGAATAATCTATTACATCAATGTTTGCTCCCATTCCATTATGATTTGAGCAATTATATTTTATAGTTTCATTTGGTGCATTTGATGCAATGATCAAATCAACAAAAGATCCTATTGTTCCTGGAGATCCATTAGATGAAGTTGCATAATATGTTGAAGAAAGACTTTCTCCGGATATTTTTTGAAATATTAAAGGATGTCCAATGTTACTAGAACTTGACAAATCAAATCTATATGTGTTTCCTTTTATTAAATTTAGATTTTGTTGTGTTATACCGTCAATTACAAAAACATTATTTGGAGGAGGTGTTCCTGGATTTGATGTTACAGTTACAATAAAATTAAGATAAGATAATTGATATTGACCTATTGCTTTTGTTTTGGGATGAACAGAAAAACTTCCATACAAAGATCCGTCAACTCCGGAATTTCTATTATATCCGGCATCATAACTAATTTTATAGTATATTTGTCCAAGATCAGAAATTACTTTTTCTACAGATGTGATAGGTGCATATGATTTGAAAAAGGAATCTCCATAAGTATCTTGATAAAGAACTGAATTAATAAGTTTTAAAGGATCTCCTGAAATACTTTCAACAACCAAATCATTTGCAATTCGATAATCTGCATTTGATGGAGTTATTAAATATTCACTTGGCCTTATAACCTTTACATTTTCATTATACAAAGCCTTAAACAATATTTCAAAAGATCTGTCAGTTCCTCTTGACAGATAAAAATCTTTTGATTGTTTTATAAAAAGATTTTCATTTAATCCATCTGTTAAATTTTTACCATCCAATTTTGGTAAGAATAAATGTTTTGTTTTAATTAAAAATTGTTTTAAAAATAATATACTAAGATTTTTTATTTTTGTTCCTGAAACTGATATTTGCCCAGAGGAATCATAAGAACTTCCAAGATGTTCATCTGCGCTTGATGTTGAAAAAGTTAATTGTTCTGGATTATTTTCAGTAACATATGTTGTTATTCCACAAAAACCTCTAATACATCCAGTAAATGATGAAAATGTTTTTCCAGTATATGTAATAATTTCTTCATCAATTTGTAATAATCCATATGAATCTGGAAATCCATCAGTTCCTGTTTCAGAAGAAGATAAATCTACATAAACAATATCATCAGTAAATCCTAAGTCTGTACCGAGAGTAACACTTTCGGATAAATTGGTAGTTTCATTTAATTTAATGTATTCATCAATATTTTGAATAAGATCAATAGATGCTCCTTGAAATTCTTGGGAAATGTAATATTGTTTTAAAAATTCAGATATTAATGGATATTCTTCTCTGACGTATGCAGGAAGTTGATTTTGAACAATGTTACTGAATTGAATTCTTTTTTCCGTCATTTTCTTTTTTTATTTTTTTATTAATATGATGAACTTGATGGTGAACTTGATGGTGAACTTGATGGTGGACTATATGATGAACCAGATGAAGAACCAGATGAAGAAGTTCCACCAGCAGCAGAACTTGGCAGAGTTCTAGACGTTGCAGTTACACTATTTTGAGATATTTCACCAATAATACCCCCTGAACGAACTAAACTTCCATTTACGTAACTAGAAGATGAAATGTAATTTGATGCTGATGGATCAAGTCCAGAAGAAATGTTATCTACGATCATTTCAAAATTACTATTACTAATATCTAGTTGTAAATATAAGTCTTGTAATCCAACAACATCATTTGAATGGGGAATTCCAGAAATTTCAATAATTGTTTGCCCGTCTTTTATTTTTCCTGCTAAAATATTAATAGGGTTTAATGTTATTATACCTTTCTTATAATTTATATTACCAACGTTTCTTCTTACTATTGTAGGGTTTGTTGAATTTGCAGAAGGTAGTGTAAACAAAAATATAGATCCATCTGTTCTGTTTGTATTGGGTACGTCAGAAAGATATACGTTTTGTTGTATTTGTGATATTCTGAAAGCACTAGACTTAATATTATATCCATTCATATTATTAATATGAAATTCATTACCAAATCCTATTTGATATTCTGCAAAAGAATTCAATACAACTCTTAAGTCTCTTCTCATTTGCAATGTAGTTATATTTGATGTTATTGATTCGTGACTTTCATCAATCGTTTTTAAAAATTTGCTATATTTAAATCTAGCACCATATCTGTTTAATTCTGAAGATTCGGAATATTTTGTCGTATTAGTTTGAACAACTGTAGAAACATACTCCGAAGATGGTGCAAAATTTGAATTGTAGTATACTTTTGAATTTATTTCTAGATAAATGTATTTTAAGTCTAAAATTTCAGGTATTATTCCTGCCACAGCATATTTTTTTAATCTTAGTTTTATATTCTCTTTTACCAGATTTGGTAAAAAGTCACCAAATCTTGGTTTAATGCTAATAAAAACTTTTCCATATTGTGGTGGAATTAATTCTTCTCCACCAAAAACAGAAATTGATTCAGTTTCTGGATATATCTTTGATGGTATTAAGGATTCATAATCATCAGCAGTTAAAGCTCTATTTTGAGATGCATAAATTCTTGGAGCAAATTTTTTAACAGATTCTACAGATTCTATCTGTTCACCACCAGAAGAAATTAAACCAGTTGTCAATAAAGAAATTCCAGAAGTAACTGTATATTCTACTGAGTTTCTTGTATAAGTAAGTCTACCAGCAAATGTGAATTGATTTATACCATTTGCACTATCACCATTTGAAACAATATAATTTGCGGTAATATAGTTTCCTTCCTCTAAAGCCTTTCCAAATTTATTATCACCAAATAAAAGTTCGTATCTTTCATTTTCTATTTCTTGTAAATAATAAACTTTCGAATCTGGTTTTACTGTAAATAAACTATCTTGAATAATGTATGTGACTTGTGATGTTGATTGCTCATTTGGTTTTACATTTATTGAAATTAATTCAGTATCAATTCCAGTGTTTGGTAATATGAATCTTTGATTTACATTTCTTGTATTATAAACAAAATTTGATGTTAAAAGAGTTCCTTCATAAATTGAGATATCATTAAAACTTGCTATTCCATCAAATATAGGAACAGTAATATCTTCTAAAATGGAATATACAAAAGATTGAGAACCAAAAGATCCGGATGTTGATGCGATAGGACCTTTTTTGAGAGTTATAGAAGATGGAATTGGAGTAATGTTAGTTGTGTCTATAAAAAAACTAACAGTTGCTCTTGCTGCTTTTCGTGATTTTGGAATATATCCAATATTTCTTGCAAGTGCTACTACATTTTCTCTAAGAGTTGCACTATCAATGAATACTTCATTTGCAACCATATTTGCATTGTATGAAGTAATGTAGGTATTATATGCTAAAACATCAAGAATCGTAGATAGGTTAGACCCCTCAAAATCATAATCAGTAAAATTAGAATTTGATTTTAAATAAGTTTTAAGTGTTGTTTTAATCTGATCGAAATCCAGATTAGAAAAATTTACTAATGGCATCTTTACCTAGTTGGTTGTAAAACAAACTCTAATTGTTGTGCTGGAACATCTGCTCCCACAATCTCATAAATTATTTTTATATCAAAAGAATTATTATTAAAATCAGGAAATGCCTGTAAGTCAATTAAATTAACTCTTGGTTCAAAATTTTGAATTGATTGTCTAATTTCATCAACAATTATAGAGGCTGTAATTTCATCAATATTTTCAAAAAGAGATCTACTTATATTAGAACCAAAATTTTCGTTGAAAAATTTCTCTCCTGGTACAGTAAATACAATATTTCGAATTGAACGTGCGATAGCGATTTCATTTTTAAGGGCAATCAAGTCACTATTCAAAGGATTACTCTGAAAAGTCATACTAATATCTTTAAAACCTTGACTTACCCTTTCTAAAGGCATTTAAT